AAAACGAAAACGGAAACGTTGTAAAAGTGCGTTTTGGCGATCCTGATATGAAGATACGCAAGAACGAACCAGCACGACGAAAAAGTTTTAGGGCTAGACACAATTGCGAAAACCCTGGACCAAAAACCAAGGCTCGCTACTGGTCGTGTAAAGCATGGTAAAAAATGAACGCAAACATCCCGCCACTCAAAATCCTCATACCAGCAAAGTTTTTGACTCAAGACGAAACGGTAACAGGATTTGAGAAAGGGTATGCATTTGCGATCATATCGCACAAAGGACGAGCGTTACAGTTCCACGTTCTGCTTGAATCAGGAGCACACTTTAGGCACATCCCACTGCACTGGTTGTTACATGACGAGCCAACTGTTGCGGAAACTAACCTGGAGGACTTACAGCTTTGGGATTGTTTTAGTTTTAAGCCAATCGTAACGGTTTTTGATTTCTTGAAAGATTATCAATGTGATGTGCTCCTCAAAGACAAATCTGTGGTGTCTGGTAGGTACTACTGTACGGTGGATTGGCTGGCTGATTGCGATACTACCGCAGGTTTCTTGCACCAGCCCGAACAAAACAAATGTGGACATATCATACTGCTCGATGACGGACGGATCTGTTGCTTGCCGACCAATCGTGTCTGTTTCAAAGATGCGTTTTTTATTGGTAACGCACCCAACGCAGCCCACCGAAAATACAAAACAATAGACACAATATTTCAGGCTGAAAGCAGCGATAGATGGTCTGTAGCTAACACAGACGAAACCTTTTACAGATAGGCTAGTGGCACAATCCGTTGCACTATAGTCGCAATGGAACCTAGCAGAGACTTCATACCTCGCCTTCCTCACATTCCCGAAACACCGATAAAGTTTGCTTCAAAATCAGAATACGCTTGTGGGATGCTGCTTGAACGCTACGTGCGAGGCTTTCAGTTACAAAACGGGACAACGTTTCAAATTGGTGTCGGATATAATAAGACCATCGATTTTCTAGTTAATGGTGTTTTTGTCGAGTATCACCCTATCAATCTAAAGTTTGAGTTTGATAACTCTTCCGCTCTTCGCAAAGTCTTGGACGGCATTCGCAAGATTGACAATCACTCCAAACAACTCATTGTCGAGGGCATAAAAGACGAGCTAGCAGAAAAATATTACCGCAGACGCAAGTTTTTAGTTACACTGGCAGCGGGGAAAGATACTGAGCTGATTTGCGCTTACACTGACGAGCAGTTTTGCAAGAATGTGATCAGACGATTTGGAGACAACCCACCAAAAGTCCCAATACTACTAAGCCAGTTCCATAACTTAATACAAAGAGCATGACAAACGGTAAACAAAAAGGCAGCGCCGGAGAGCGAGAACTGGCATCAAAGCTAAGGGAACACGGCTTTACGGCTAGGCGTACTCAACAATTCTGCGGCGCTGCTGGCGATTCTGACGTAGAGTGCACTGAGCTGCATCAGTTCCATATCGAATGCAAAAGAGTAGAAAAGCTAAATGTTGATAACGCAATGGATCAATCCTTAAGAGATTGTCACGACCGAATACCAACAGTAATGCACCGCAGAAATCACAAGCCTTGGTTAGTCACAATGTACCTAGAAGACTGGATCGCTTTGGTAAAAGATGCGAAGAGAACTAACACTTAACATGGAACAAGCAGAAATTTCTCAAGACTTTCCAGAGCGTACTTTGTGGCTGGCCGTAATCGAACGGGCACTAAAAGATTATTGCTTCTTTTTTGACCGACTAGAGGGATTATCTCAAGTTGGTATGCGAACTATATTACATGAACAAAAATGTGATCGTAAAAACGTGATGTATCACAAAACAATCGGAGACTTTTCTAGGCTACGATGGTTTCTGTTTGATCCATACCCATCACCGTTTAACCTCACCTATTTGGCTTGCGAGCTATACAATGATGAGAGCATTGCAGAGGCAATGCGGAAACAAGCCAAAGAACAATTCAAACTACAGCTCGATAAAGTCCGAGCACAGGGCAAGTTTGCTCTTATCGTCAAATACATCGAGGAAAACACCGGTGCAGATAAGGCAGTAGCGGCAGCGGAAGAAAGCAAACTCCGCAACAAGCGCTACCGCCTTAACACAGACGTTTAGCGTTTCTTCTTAGAATCAAGTAAAGACCAAGCCTGAGATACGCCGTACAAGACAACGCCACCCACAACTGGCTCAACGGCTTTAACGAGGTTGTGTGCGTCATCCTCTGCAACGCCTAAACCAAGAAGACCACCAGCCGCTAGTGTGAGCAAGTGGCGGAGAATTGATCCAAGAAAGAATGGCATAAAATTCCTTTTGTATAATCGTACATGCTTTTGTCGTACTTACAGTCACGTTTCCGAGGGTCAACAAACGAACCTCGAATACAGTTCATCCAATGTTCCCAATAAAAGGTTATGTCACAGTGTCGATAACGAGCGGCAAACTTGTCAACGTTTATCTCGGTACCGTCAACACCGTCTAAATCAACTATACATGGCGCAGCGATTTTAGGACTTGCTCCGTGTTTCTCACAGACATACCCAGGCAAACAGGCGGATCCGAAAGGATTATCCACAATGATACAGCTAGGCAACATATCAGATACACGAGTGGCAAGATGTTTTCGAGCTTTTCCATTAAGATCACACTCTAGGCAGGGCGACACATAACACTGCACACTACCAGTCGCTCTTATTAATCGATTTCTAAACCTTCGTACTACTCTGTCAAACTTATGCAAAAATTGACGGTTTTTTCTGATTACTTTCTTACTAGCAGAACTTGCTGTTTCGCCATGCAGCACCTCATACTTCCCGCACCTACCGTTACGCATACATGGCGAGTTAATTAAATGTACTCGTATTACCTTGGCTTTAGGGCTCGCTAAAAGCTCGTCAGCGCATTTACATTCTGAACCAAAGGTTTGCTCAAGCCAGCCAGTAGTAATCGTATCCTGGCCACGCCAGGTGCGTTTAAGAGCTTTGCAATCGGTAGTTGGGTGGCAGAGGGATAAGTAACTTGGTGCTTGAGCTTGTGCAGTAGCCATCAATGCTAACAACACAATCAAGAGTTTCATTTGTCCAACACCTTATCGAGCTTCTTATCCATGCGGTCAATTTGATTCTTGATATGGGTAAGTTCCGCTTGGATAATCTGCACTTCCATCGTGACCCTGTACTTAGACTCTTCCAGCTCTTTCAAAGAGTTTTTCACACTGCGGTAATCCATGCCGACAATGGATATAACAATGCCGATCACTGCTTTCACAGCGATATCAAGCCACGTCTTTACTTGGGTAAAATCTTGCTCCGTCAATGCACCCGTCCTCCACCATAAGCATCAATCACCATCAATTGCGCTTCTGGAGTATCCTTCATTGCTTCCATAAACTGCAAAAAAGCAGAACGACTTGCAAGGACAGCAGAATCAGGACCGACTTTACCGTATTGCATACCCAATAGAATACAGCCTTCTGTATCCCTATGAGTATTGCCAGCGTGGATTAGAATATGTTCTCGATTAGGAACGTCTAAAACCTTATATACAGCTCCAAAGCGAGGCGACTTATGCCGCACGATTTTATAACGACCGACCGGGATGCAGGACACTTTGGTTTCATTATCCCGCCAAGCGTCCTCTACAGTGACAAACTCAGGTGCTTCATTGATACAAAGCACACCGAACGTAGCGCCGGCATGCTCTGTAACTCGAATCAACCTGAGCGTTTTCATTTTGGTGGCTCAGGAAAGACGATCAGTTTAGGGTCTTCGTTCTGCGCCATCATGTCACGTAACGATTGGCGATAGACTGTCCAATCCGATTTATTAATTATGTCAACGTCGGGTAGTTGCGTCCAGTCTGAGGCTGCTAGTTCACGGTTACGCCAGCCACGGATTGCAGCAAAGATATTTTCAACGGGTGGATTGTCTGAATCTATTGGGATTATTAATAAATCATTCCATTTCATATTATTCCTTATGCAGTCATGTAACTTCCACCAAAATTGATTTGATTGGCACCAACAAGAAAAGGAGCTTGGTTATAATTGTAAATGCGGAGAACAGTTCCGGAAGTGGCTATGTAGCAAAATGCTGAAACAACATTTCCGGCAGATTGTCCATAGGCAGATAAATTCTGATAATTGTAATAACCATCTATTGGCAATCTGATATCAATATAGGTAGCACTAGCGGTATTTTGCGTCCAAGTTACATAACATTGAACGTGGCAAATACGACTAAACTTTTGATAAGTTGCAGGATTAAAAACTACACTCGAAGCTGTTCCAGCTTGAGGAGTTAAAGTTGCCGACCAAGTTGCCCACGCTCCCGCAGCGTTTATAATTACAAAAGTGCTTCCCGTATAAATAAGCTCAAGTACGCTACCTACCAACCAATCACCGACGGTCGGGTCAATAGAACCCTGTGAAGTTTTAACGCTTTTAGCGCCAAGTCCGTTTACGTTGAGCGAATGTGCTGTAACGTTTGTGCCAGTGCTTGCAGTGCCAGTTAGCATCCGAAACTTTTGACCAGCTTTGTACGCTGTAATTGCGGGAGTAGCAGAAGCGGTCATTACTGTTGCAGTGCCGCCAGTGGTCCCTAGCCAGATGTAATCCCCGTTCTGAATTGGCGTTACATCGTTAAGCAGCAAAAACTGTGTGCCGTCATAAATAACTTCATACGCACGAGTAGCAACAATCTCTCCAGCTCCAATGGCAGCACCAGTAGCAGTGTTAAAGATATTCTTTGCTCCAACTCCATTGATATTTAATGTTGCAGCCGCAGTATTTGTAAATCCAGCAAGGAACGAATATCGCTGTCCTGCTGCATACGCTGTAATAACAGGAGCTAAGGTAAGCGTTTGAGCGTTTGCGGCTCCACCAGAAGTCCCACCCCATAGCAATGAATTGTCTTGAACTTGGCTTACAGCAGCATAGTTGTTACGTGCAGTCGCATTGGCCACGTTAGTATGCTTAAACCCACCCATCGGCAAGTCAGCGGTAGCAGCGTTCTGACCATCCTTAGCAATGCAAGTGTTGATACCAGTCGCAAAGTCATTGTCTTGCGTATCGTGACGGCCTGCCTCGATGCCGATACCAACAGAAGCATCTCCGACCCAACCGCCGCTTACGTTATTGCCTTTTGTATAGGTTCCACCCGACCATGCCATATTACGCCTCTAGTTGATTTAGCTTTTTAATTACTCGTTTAACGTACTCTTCTGTCTCAGTAGGTACAAAATTATATTTTAATATGTTTTGCCAGGTAGGTTTTTGTCCTTTCTTCTCAACCTTAGCGACTGCCTTTGCCATGTTGCCTGGTCCCCAATTGTAAGCTGCAAGAGCTACTTTCATATCAGGGAACTGCTTCTTCATTTGATTGTAATAGCGAGTACCACCATCAATATTCTTCACCGGATCTAGCGGGTCTACCCCTAGCTCTTCAGCGGTCCCTGGCATCAATTGCATCAAACCAAGTGCCCCAACTTCGCTTTTAGCTTTTGGATTGCCTTTAGACTCAGTGTCAATAATTGCTCTAATTATAGGTGGCTGTTCAGCAATTAGTGCGCTGATGTTTTGCTTTGTAGGAGTTTTGACAACGGTATTAGACGCTGGCGCACTGCCTTTGAGTGTTTCAATTTCAGCTCGAAGCGATTCAATTTGTCGATCTACGTCACTAACTTCCGCAGTAGCTTCTGTAGCTTCTGGAAACATTGCCTGAATTTCTGGCCTTTTAGCAGCGCCAGCTTGAATCCCAAGACGACCAAGCGCAGAGGCAATAGCTTCTGGTTGTTGCAAAGCTCTACCAATCACATCTTGACTGGCTTTACTTCCTAACGCCGCTCCGAGAGCACTAACAGCCGCTCCACCTAATGGGCCAAGCAAAGGAATTGCACCGGCACCGAATGCACCACCCGTTGTAAAAGCTATTTTGCCTAAACGATTAAATAATTTTGAAGCTACATCACTTTCAGCAGCAATGCCTTTTTGTAAAATTGGTCGTGTAAGAAGAATGCTTTGCACTTCTTCGTTAATTGTTTTTGCTTCTGGCACGTATTTTTCAATTTCAGCTTGCAACTCATGATAGACATCACGGTTAAACATGGCTTCTGTTGATTCGCCTTTTGGATCGTATTTCTTACCGTATGCTTTCTTTTGCTCTTGCAAATAGCTTAATGCTCCTTTGCCACGTTGTTGAAGAAGCGATTTAATTTCTGCAATCTTTTTAAGGTAAGTATCTTGCTCGTCTACAGTGTAGCCAGTACCCTTTTGTATTTTTCTAACTATATCAACAAACTGAGGTGTTTTAACTTTGACGCCAGCCGATTCAACTTCCGCAATTTTATCATCAAGTTGATTCTCCAACTTCACAACAGAATTTTGAGCGTTTACATACGCCTTAGTTGGATTAATCGTGTCGCCTAAATATCCTTTCTCAAGAACGTTATCCAATCCCTTTTGCGTTAAACTTTGAGCACCGGACGTTGGATCAATATATATTTGCCGTTTACCAACAGTCTTTTTGTAATCGCCTTGTGTTGCGCTAATAGCACTGCGCCGAGCAGCTTTGCCAAAATCACTAAGTTTCGGCGCAAGAGCACTTGTTAGTTCTGCTCCAGCTCCTAGTCCACCGCCAAGTAAAGCAGCAGGACCAGCAATCTCTTGTACCTTTGCTAATCGGTCTTCAATTGTTCCAGGTTGAGATAAAAAGGTTTCTAATCCAGCAGCACCAGCAGCAGTGCCACCAGCTTTAGCAACATTTGCACCTCTCACCGCTAACGCTTCAGCCAATCCAGCCGCAGGCGCTACTTTTGCAGGAGTAAACAAGCGCCCAACAGGCGATAACAAGGCGCCACCAACTTCCGGGCCAGTCATGCCTAAAACTAACTCATTAGCTTCTAAATCTTTTTGTTTTACATACTCTTTAAGTATGTCCTGGCGCTGTGTTTCTTGAGCAAATTGCTCAACAGGAGAGCGACCAAACAACAATGCTTTGCCCGCTTCCGCAGCGGCTTCAATCTTTGGAAACGTACCAAGGCTGTACGCTTCTTGTGTCAGCAACTTTCGACCATAAGCATCAGCGATAGCTTGCTCTAGCGGCGACCTAGTTCTCATTTCAGCAACGCCCAGTTCAAGCGCTGTAGGAGGTCTAGTAGGTTGCCCAGCTATACTCATTAACTGCCCTGGTCCAGGAGCCATTGGTGCTGGCGTCATTACTGCTTCAGGCAACGCTCGCAAACGATCTATTTCAGCTCTTACCGAAGCTATTTCAGCATCAATATCAGCCATTACCGTACACCTCGTGCAGCTTTAAGCTGTGCAAGCTCGTCTTGTAATTGGCGTAGCGTTTCTAATTTTTGAGCCTCCGGGTCTGCATATTTAGGTGCTCGCATAATTGTATCCGGTGTTGGCACCTCATACTGTTGAGCAACGCTTCCAGCAGTTGCATTGTATTTTTTACCAGCAACACTGTGAATGTTACGAATAAAATCAACAGTATCGTTTATGGCTTTTTTACTAATTTGAGGGTCGCCAAATAGATTCGATTTAATCTTTGTTTCCCATCGGGTAAACAAGGGATCAACTTGACTATACAACTCTTGCTCCCCTAGCGTTACCTGGCTTGGGTCAATCGTCTTTTGAGCCATTGCAATAAGTTTTTGAATGTCTCCAATAGGAGGTTTTTCCTTTTTCGCAATGTTTTCAGCGGTCTTCAAAATGCTATCAATTCGTTCATATTCTTTTGCAATGGCGGTATCTGCAAGTTCTTTACCAGCTTCACGAGTGATGCGTTTTTTGTCTTTAGTTTGTTCTGCTTCAAACCGTCTGTTTTGAGTCCAAAGCTCAAGGTCACGCTGTTGCCGGACAATACGATTTTGTTTTTGTTCGTATTCTTTTGGCGATAATAATGTTGCGTCAGACTCAGTTAGTTGCTCTACCTGCGGAGGAGTTGCAGCAGTCAAAGTGTCAACTGATGCCTCTGGAAGTTTTGCTGTAGCTGGCAACGGCGTAGTAACTTCCGCTAACGTTTCCGCAGCAGTTGGTACAGCGCTAGGCTTTGCTTCAGTTACACCTTTTTGTAGGAACTGTCGTTGAAACTCTGCGGGACTAACTAGTCCACCTTGAAGGGCAGCCAACATCATTTTGCTAGGTGCTTCAGCTTCAGCTTCCGCTTGCTTCTGTTGTCGTAAGGCTTGCACTAATCTTTCTTGCCCAAGCAATTGAGTGTTTAAGCCAAGCAATTTACTTTGCATAAGAGCATCAGGAGTGCTTTCTATAATTCCCAATCGCTCTTGTGGTGTTGCAGCTCCTAAAAGGGAAGTTCCCAATCGAGCAGCTTGTAATGATTGATCGGCAGCCTGCTGTCTAGCTTGATAGCCAAGCAATGAGGATATCAACGTTCCACCCAAAGCAATGCCTATAGCCTGACCAGTGCTTCCATAAGGATTGATAAGATTAGGTGTCGCAGAAGCTATGGTACTTGCAGCTGTACCGTATGGTGTTTCATACGGACTATATTGCAGTCCACTCAGTGCGCTATATAAGTCTTCTCCGGCCATATTAGCTTCCTACTTTTCTGCCTAAATTCTGACCAAATCCCTGCCCAAAACCAGCAGCTAGACCTTGAGCACCAGCAGCCCATGGATTTACCTGCGGTTGTTGGTTGTAACCCTGTTGTAATGTTCCAAGCAGATATTGCCCGTAATAGTCTGGGGCTGCTCCACCTCCACCACCACCACGTGGAGTCTTAGCTATTTGCTCAAGAGCGTATTTTTGCTGTTGTGCAGCAAGTGCTTTTTGTTGCTCAAATTGTTGCTGTTGTGTCTGTCCAGCAAACCTTTGCTGTTGTTGTAACATGTATGGGTCCATATATTGACCAGCAACTTGACCAGGCAATAAAGCTGTACCAGTTGCTTGTCCGTATATCTGCTGTTGTACGCCCTGTGCTGCGTTCTCTGCCGCACTTAAAGCCTCTTGGCGAGCTAGGTCTTGCCGTTCAGTCACCTGTTTTCTAAGAGCCCTGGCAGCTTCACCAGCTGGGTCTAGGCCACGCTCTGCAATTGACCGCTCTAGTTCTTGAGTTTGTCTACCAAACTCTTCCACGTTGCGACGCTCAAACTGACCAAGTACGTTCTGTCGGGCTCGTTCCATTTCTTGAGAGTAAACTGGCTCATATTGAGACTGAAAAGTACGAGGATCGAACTGTTTGGCGTAACCAGACATTTGCTCAAATACGTCACCGCCAGCTTGCGCTACTCGTTCTTCTTGAGATGGTGGAAGTGGAGGTGTTTCAACACTCTTAGCTACATACCCAGACTTTTTAATTTGTCCTTTCAATCTTTTAATTTCTGGATCGTTAGGTCGTACACGCTCAAGATATCTGACACGAGTACTGGCACGAGCAGCATCAAAGGGTGCTGGCGTTTTAACACTAGGATCCTTAGTCAATGCGCCTTTACTCGTTTTCTTTTGTGCCATAACTATACCTGCCCACCCATATCGAATCGTATTTCAAAGCCTAGTATTTGCAAAGTTGAGTTTTTAATGGACCCGCCAAAACGAACCGCTGCACAATGCCCTTGGCCTTTAACAGCAAATCGGTCAAATACATATTCTACATCTGCTGACCAAGTACTACCCCAAGGCGTATAGGTAGGAGATCCACCAGTGCTACCCCACGGAGTAAACGTACCGCTTGGTGTAACTACGCTTGTAATTGTTTGGGCTCGCTTAAAGTCAGTATCAAGTCCCAAAGACAAAGTAATGCCACGTTTGGTCCGCATTAATGGACGGATATCCTTAAATGCTTTGTAGTTGCCACGAGAATTATAGAAGCTAAACGCAGACCTTCCAGCAAAAGCAATGCTTTGACTTGTGGTAGAGGTAATGGCATCAGCTTGACCTGTTTCACCTTTCCACACGATGCCTAAAGACGAGCAATAAAAGGGCAAGTCTTGAAATATACAGCTAGACAAAGCGTGGTTATCGTCAAAAAGCTGAAAGACCGTCCAGCCTTTTGTATCAATACTGTAAACTAAAAACTTACAACCACTGCCACTGACTGGCACAGAAATATAAATACGTCGGCCTTGCGGCCAAAAGAAGCCAGTCCATTCATGGTCAAATGGAGTAGTAAGAGCATAATCCGTAATAAGAGGATTGATTTTAGCACTTACAATATTTAATGCCGCTTCTGGATCCGATTGTAACAACCCTGACAGTGGCACTAATCCTTGGGCAGTAATTACCCAAACATCGTTGTTATAACGGATAAATGCTCGGTAGCCAACTGGCTTGCCTATGTAGTATCGAGCGGTAAGACCCCAGGTAGAAGGGTCGCCGGCATAATTACCGCTATAAAAAACTATCTCACCTTCTGAGCTACAAGCATAAAAGTAATCTTGTGCTGCTACATTGTTAGTTTGGCTGAAACTACCAATACCAACGAGAAAACCACCACGATTAAATACATACTGAAAATCAAATGATGTAAGAGCTGGGGTGCCTGCTGTTCCAGTGACCTGTAATCCACCATACCAAACCTTAGAACTAGTAGCCTGCACAAAGTATAATCGTTCTTTGTGAGCTGTAACGTTTATCAATGTAGTTAGTGTTGGACCTGTAAATGTAATTGCACTGACATTGCCAACGCCAGTATAGACAAGTGGAGTGTCTACACCGTTGCACAAATACAGATTGTTTGCGTATGTAACAGACTGCCAATCACCGTTGGTGATAACAGCAGCTCCCGTAATATCTGATACAGTGCCAGAAGAATTAATCGAATAAAGTTTAGAAGCTGTGCCTACAATTAGTTGGCTACTTCCATTAGCTAAATTCAAAGACTGAGCAAACTTTATTGCTGCTGATGATAATGTATCTGCAAATTGAGTGTATCCAAGCCGTACTGTAGGCGCACTAGCTCCAGGAAATACGTTTACAAGTTCCAGTGCATAAGCTGGATCCATGTTGTCTATTGGACTTACTAGATCCAACCCACCGTAGGGTGGTGACATTGTATAACCTTCAAAAGCCATTATTATCCTTGCCGGCTCTGATACATTGACGGATTAAACTGCGGTGCTGGTTGCATCTGCTGTGCTTGCTGCGCTTGTTGCAATTGATTTATGTACTGCTGGATCTGCTCGCCAGACATATTTGATATTTGACTTAAATCAAGTTGTTGCTGTTGAGGCATACTTTGATTTTGATACGGCGCACGAATGTTAATTGGATTCTGATACATCCAAGGCTTTTGCATATCCAAAGATGCCGGACCTTTTGGCATAAAAGCACCTTGAGCTGCCCCAGCCATTGCATCACGCATAGAGTTTTCAAATCCAGGTGGTATTTGTCCAACTTGAGTTTGTGTCAAAGGCGGTGCCATCTGTGGTCTTGCTTGCGGCAAAGTTGCAGAAGGACGTTGTGAAGGTTGCGACATTGGCTGTTGCAAACTGCGTACAAGCTGATCCGATGGAGCACGATAAATACCAGGGCTTACACGCATAGCCGATGGTGGTGGTGACGTATATTTTCCAGTACGCTCATCAAAGTTTGGAGAACCACCGGCATACACTCTGCCACCAGTTTTAGGACTTTTTGTCATTGCGCCTTTAGCCATATTACTTTCCTTTCCCTGCTTTGTAATTTGCACTTAGTGACTCTCTAACCGTCTTAGCTGGCCCCACACGTCCTTTATCATTCATGTACATGCCAGGCGAGACTCGGACTACTTGTCCCTTTGGTGGCCGTTGTACTGGCGCTATTGGACCCTGTACGCCAACGCCAGCCTGCTTAGCAAAAGTGGATTTACGAAGCATAGCTTGTATGTTGTTCAATACGTCTTGCTCTGATTTGGCATTTGACGTAGCAGCGTTTACAAGCATTCCCGTGTACTGCTCGGGCTTAACACTTTTTGGCGCTTCTGCGTAAATGTTGCGGATCATTGGGTCGATTTGATCCGTAGCAAACTTGGCAAGTGGATTGCTGAAATCAACATCCCACGCTTGTCGTGTTGTTTTTCCATCAATGTTTTCGCCAACGTTTGTGTAGCGAGTTTTGCCATCAAGTCCGATGTTAAACTTTGAGCCATCGGCAAGACTAACTTGGTAATTTTTATCAGCAACGCCTGTTTCTTTTAGCACTCCACGGAAATCATCACGCATCAGTTGCGCATCTGATTTGCCGGTGGTCATCATCTTGCCAATGGATCGTTTGCCCATCAAACGCAAAGCAAGATTTGGTAGGCCACCTAAACCGCCTGTCCCAACAGCAAGGCCAGTATTTATATAATCTTCTCTAGTGCCTCTTCCACGCACAATATCCTTCATGCCGCCTTCCCATAATTGGTTCAGGCCAATAGCTCCAGCAGCGGCAATCCCTGCGATGGGTAAAGCACCAAGGGCAGCAGGCCCACCAGTAGTGGTCGCACTTAATAATGTTGGGGTAGCGACAGTTCCAGCACCCGCTGCACCAGTTGCTCCAGCACCAGTAGTGCCCAACACAGTTGGCGCAATGGCACTTGTGCCACTACGTAGAAGTTGACTTGTAAGATATCCAGCGCCAATTGTTCCTGCTAATGCTCCACCAGTTTGAGCAAGACCAGCCGTTTGAGCTTGAGAAGCCCTATCCTTTGCTTGCTCTTGTGGAGTCTTTGGCATACCAAATCGCTGTGTCACCATTTGATACACCTGTTGTGGTGGCAGTCCTTGTGTGCGTAGGTAGGCAATGTACGCATTCGGGTCTTTATAAGTCAGCTCTGGATCGCTCTTAAATGTTGTTGGTCCTGCAATAGCCATTATATCCACGTTCCAAATACAGCGGTTCCACTTCTAGCAAAGAGTTCAGCACGAGTATGACCACCAGCATATATAATTTTGCCAGGGTTATCTCGGCTGTACTCTTCATGTAATTGCGTCAGAAATTTCTGTTGAATGGTAGTCAGTCCATGTATCTCAGCAAAGCGCTCGAGCACTCCTTGCTCAACTAACTTCTCGTTAAATACGCTTACATCCGTATCTGCTAAAAACGTATTATAGGCACCGTTATAATAAGCCCAAGTTACACTGCCATCTGAAACTGATCCGGTCGTATGAGTTGGTGGCGTAGCTCCCGTGGTTCCTCCAGCGGTCGTAAAGTAATAGTTGCCGTTGTAGAAACAATAGGAATTGGTTGTGAAAAGTGTGCTGGTAGTCCAAGTTTTCGGCTTAACGCTTCTATCAGCGATATACTCAAATACAATAATGTTACCATTGTTATTAGCTCCAGGAGTCGGACTAATAAGTAGTTCAGTATTTGAAATGCCACGGATTTGCATTCTTTGATAGACCGTGGTGTTGAGTCCAAATCCTCTGATTTCGCCATATTCCTGCTCACTCATCGGACCAAGAATTCGCCAACGTGTGCTGCTATTCCAGAACGTTTCGTATTGATACCAGGAAAAAGCGGAGGGCAACGCATAACTGGCTTGCCCTCCGACTAACGTAATACTTCCAGACGCATAACATTTAGGCCAAGGATAAGCCTCGAACATGTCTCTGTTAATACGCTGCGTAATCGCCAACAATTGTTTTGTAGTAGTTTCAGAAGAAGTAGCTACGTTTGACTCGACTGTATAGCCGCACTCGTCTGCTACGTTTTGAACAATTGTTGCTAAACTCATACTTTTTTCGGTCTACCTCTACGCTTTGGTGCATCCTCAACAGATTCATCAGCGGCCTCATCTTCGACCTCAGATTCTCGGATCACCTCCTTTCTTACACCACGCAAATCAGTGCCTTCATTGGCCTCAACTCTCTGCATGAGTAGCTCTAGTTGGTTCTCAAGTTTCGCAGTACGCTTCTGCTCTCGCTCAAGTAATTGCCGCAGCCCAACAACGTCATTTTGTGACGAGTTTGCAGCATCCAACCAATCTTTTGCCATCTTTACAAATCGAAACAGTGGGCCAAGTTTTGCCCTAAGGCTGTCATTTGCCTCTGCCAACTGCTCGACTGTCTTGAATCCAATATACTGAAGTTCTCGCACCGCAGAGCCACTAATAGGCGGCCATTCTACAAGTGGTGTCCCGCTTTCAATTGGTTCGTTACCAATAGAAAATGCTTTATATAGCTCCGGATATTCCTGAATATCTTGTGGTTCTATGCGACGCACAGTTTCGTCACCACCAGGCCATTGAATAGAAATAGAAGGAATTTCATCAAAGATAGGGCGTCCCTCTTTCAATGACTTTTCTTTGTTCTCGTTATAAGCGTTAAAAAACTTTACGTTGGCACCAGCAAAACGCTTTTTCTGCTGTGACTGCCCATTCATAATCGTATTCCAGTCTATCTGCGGCATAATTCTCCTAAAGTGCATATTTTGCTATTAAGTATGATTCGACCCTACTTCGGTCTAAGTCACTTAAATTAGCATTATAAATCACAATTTCCGCAATTCCGCCATTAAGAGTTACGGTTGGTCCTCCACCTCCAAATGCTCCCACATAAACATTCCCTGCCGCTAATGCTGGACTTCCAGCTCCTCCATAGCTTGTTTCCGTCTCTGCAACGCCATTTAGCCACAATTCTGTGTTTGTCGTGACGTTTGACCAAGGAGCAACTCTATAAGTAAAACACTTGTATGTAGAAAGTGGAATTGTTGTAGACCCGTACATTCCCTTTGGGAGCGAAACGTCGGTTTGCATTTTTAATGCCCCAGAATTGTTGCAAACTTGAAAAGCCGCCCCACTTAGCGCACCACTAAGATATTGAGAAAATAGAGTAGCGTATTGAGTTGCGGTAGTTACTTTAGCAACAGCAAAAAGAGTTATATTGCTTGAGTTTGTAAAAATAGAGGAACCAAACGACATAAAGTCGTTTGCTCCATCAAATACTACAGCAGGTAGCCCATTTACTTGATTATTAGTATGGACAGGCTTGTTTCCTGCTGTTGCTTGCGTAACATTTCTGGCGTTTCCACTTCTATCGTTCCATTGACTAACAAGGTTAGAACCATCCTTTGTTATTCCGCTATCAGCACTATACCAATATGCTAAATTAGAAATATCTGTTGGAACAAAAGATGGTCCTTTTTTCCCAGCTTGACAAACAGA